TGGCGTACTGCGCGGGGAGACGATTGCAATCCAAATACTCGCCAAGGTAGTCCAGCATTGGGTATACGGCGAACGCAAGCAAGTTCTGAAGGCCGCAATACTGAATTGCATTGCGCACCAAGATCTCGCGGTAGGCGTAGAGGTTGATAAGCAGTTGCTCAACTTGAGCAGGGTATAGTGTCCGGCCGGTGTAGCTCTCAAACAGCGTCACCATGTCGTTCAGGACACTGGCAGGGTCGAGTCCGTCCGCGTCGTTGACAAATGAGGGTGTAGGCAGGTCTACAGGGACCGTCTGAGGGGTGCCGGTGGCCGGCGGGAACGAGTTCGCGGGAACGATCACCGGCATATCAGGACACTCCTCCGACTTTAATAACCGTCGTCTGCGTTAGGTTTCCAAGAACGCTGTTCGCCTGGTTTATCAATCCAAGATTGGGCTGCCAAGTGATCGATACGGCCAACTGCCCGATGTTGGTTGTGCTGGCAGTCACGTCGATATTCGTGACCGAAATGCGCGGCTCCCATGTGGCAATTGCTGCGGAGACTGCGCCGACTATGGCCGGGATTGCCGCGGTAAGAGGACGGTCAAGGAACTGCGTTAGGTCGCATCCAAACGTGGGGCGGAAAGGATCTTCGCCGGGAATGGTGCTGAAGATGATCTGGAGCGTCTGGTGAACATCGCCGAGGGCTTGACAGACTTGTCCGAGTCCTGATCCCGCACCGCCCCCTGCCGTCGAGTCAAGCATCAGCTCCCAACTCGATGACTGGATGTTGGTGAGGGTCGCGTATGGGAAAGTCGTTGCCATCAGTTTGACACCTTTGTCAGGACACTCTCAATCGTGCTTGCCGTCCATGGCGTTGTCGGCGCGCCGGTCACTCCACCTTGCGGGTCTGAGTGCGTGTGTGCATTGAACGCTGTAACCAGTTTACTCACCAGAGCCAACGCATCCGCCGCCGCACCGCCATTGGTAAGCGAAATGCTGCTTGCAGCCTGAATCTCAACATTGCCGCTCGAATCCAGTTCAATGCTGCCTCCTGATGGCTGCGTAAGCGTCAACTGGCCACCGGCCCCGAGTGTCACCTGTAGTTGGTGCGTGCTGGTGTTGTAGTGGATGATCGTTCCATCGGCGAATTGAGTGTAGCGGTCGGCCGGTGTGAGTCCTGATGGCGCCGAGTCTACGGTTGACGGGACCCCGCCGGTCACGATGCCGTTCTCGTCCCACTCATCCATGACCACTGACACCTGCTCTCCGATGTCCGGCTGCCAGAAGTCTTTGTCATTCATCGTCTTCATGACCTGGACCGGCAACCACCACGACAGGACATTCGCCTGGTCAGGAAACTGCACGCGCACCCGGTATGGCGGCACAGACTCGATCTGCGCGACGATGCCCGTCCTGTAAGGCGGGTGGAACTGCTCCGTGTATGGTCCGCGTACTGAGTCTGGCATCTACTCTCCGTAGTCGTCTGAGGCAAACTGTGTTGCTGCCTCGGTTATCGTGGTCCTGAGTTCCAAAGATGTCTTGTAGCCATTCCGGTCCAGCCGATGCTTGCCCTCGTTGATGATCCATTTTATCGAATCGATCGCCGTCCCAAAGCCGTAGAGTTGAACGGGATTCCCCGCCCGGTAGACCATCGAGCCAGGGATGATGATCTCGCCCTTCAGGACGTGCATATTGGCGGCGTGGAGATGGGCTTGTGCGCGCAGAGTGGCTTGCTGTGCGTTCTCTATCCGCTCCCGGACTAGTAGAGTGTCCTGAAGTCCCAAATCAACGCCTTGGGTAGCCGTGGCTGCCGCGTTGGCCGTTGCTTGGAGCAACTTCTTCGAGTGCGGGTCGAAATACATCACCACGGCTTTCTTGTAGGTCTTGTCACCGTGGTGCTGCTGGTGAATGCGAAAGCGTGTGGAATCCGTTTTGTAGATGTACTGCGCATTCTTGTCTGTCAAGCTGGAGATGGTCTTCGCGTCCAGCTTCGGACGGCTGTAGAAGACAAGTTGGTTTCCGCGGATAGTGAACTCGTAGTTATGCGCGTTGGCGATGCGGTGCAGAAAGCCGAGGTCAGTCTCAAGCCGCTGCGTCAGGCGTTGATAAGGAACATCGGGACTCACCTCTGTCGAATCCACGCTCATCCCGTACTGGTTGGCGATGGTGTTCGCTATCGAGATGAGAGATTGGCCCTCATAGGCGACTGACTTCGGGGTCCTGATGGCGTGAGTAACCCCGGCCTGGATTACCCGGATCAGGAACGTGTCTGGCGGTCCCTCTGCTTCCCACTCATCCACTTCGAAGTTCCCACAGGACACGAGAGATTGGCCTTGATAACCGATTGACAAGCTGAGTGCGGTCCCGATGACTGGAGGGCTGTTCGCCCACGCGCGCGCCGAATCCTCGACTTGAATCTCCAGCACGTTGGCCTTGCCACCCACAGCTTCGTCGTAGTGGATGTGCTGGGAATGGGTGAGCAGGTTGCCGGCGACTTGGGTTCCGCCGTACATGATCTGCCACGCCGGGATTTGTACGGATGCGCTCAATCTTCCTGCTCCGCGTCCCAATCAGGTATCTCGACCGTCTGCCCGGCCAGTTTATGCGTGCTGTCACCGAGAAACTGAATCTTCCCGTCGGTAACGAACGAATGGCAGTATCCCACGCAGTTGATTGATGGCGTAAAGGTGGGACTATCCACACTTCCGTTCCATCCCCAAGTTGCATTGCATGAGTTTCGGCGCCCATTCACTGAAACGGCGTGCGTGTTAAGGCACCCGGGGCAAAAGAACCCGTAGTAATCCTCTGCGATCTTGTGCAACTTTGCCATTTATCAACCCCACGGCGTCGAACTGGTTGTGCTGGTCGCTGGCGTGATCAGCGGGACAAAAACCTGCACTCCCTGCGCCACAATGTCGCCAATCGGAATGCCAGGGTTGTTCTGAATCAGCGGCTCAACCTGCGTGCTGTCGCCGTACATCCGATACGCTATCGCGTCCCAGCGTTCCCCTTTGGACACGTAGATGATTCCCGAGGTCGGTGCTGACGGATTGACGTAGGTGGTAACGAGTGACGCTGTCAGGACCCCACTTCCACCGTTTGGAATGACTACATTCGGCATCTAGGCAGCCCTCGCAATCGTGCTCAACGGGACATTCGTATACGGCGTCTGTGCCGGTATGCCCGAGGGGGAAGCCGTGGCAGGACTCACGACAAGCGTCGAGCCGGCCGCCGCGCTCTGTGAAGTGGTAAGCCCTGGGGGATTGGTGTTGATTGTTGAGTTGCCGATGGTCCCGACCGTCATGGTGTTGCTTTGGAGCGTAGACGGCGCCACATACTCGGTCAGTTCAAGGTCCATCTCGGCGGCAATCACCGATCCGTCGTCTGCCATCCACCGCTGTTTGAGCCGGTAGTTCGAGATAACGAATATCCCGAGTTCAACTTTGCTCCCAAACACAAATCTTTGCGGAACGTGGAAGTCGGCAAGCTGAGTCAGTGCGTTGATAGCCGTCTGAGGCTTGCACCAAAAGTTATGCAGGTAGATTGACAGTTCAACGTGGCGCAGGTTGTCGTAAATCCACTGCAACACAGGAGGCGCACCGATTACGTTGATGGCTTCGTAGTGGTAGCGTTTTTCTACCTCTAATTTGGTAGGAGAAGCGAGTGGCTGAAAACTGATTGGACCAAACGATGCAAACATTTATGCCGCCTCACTCTCTGTGCTCCTTGGTATACTGAAGGAGCCGAGGCGCTCTCCAAAGCGACCCCGGCCCAACACCGATGCTTTCGAGGAGCAACGATGCAATCCAAGTCTACCAACAATCCCCACGTTATGACATCCGCAAGGTTTGCCGCAATAGCTAAAGCCCATGATGCTCAGACGGCTAGTTCCCATCACAGATGGCTGGAATTGGCGATTAAATCCCACCAATCCGATGAGTGTTTGCTTTGGCCGTTCGCAGTGACGGTTAAAGGGTACGGGGTAGTCAGTTTTCAAGGAAAGACTCTTATAGCTCCCAGAGTGTCTTTTTTCTTCGCACATGGCCGCTGGCCGAACGAGATAATTAGACATTCGTGTGACACACCCGCCTGCGTCAATCCTCTTCATCTTTTGGAAGGGAATCGATCCGATAATGCCAGAGACAGAAATGAGAGGGGCAGGCAGGCAAGAGGAGAAACTCAAGGTCTCTCTAAACTTACAAGTGTGGTGGTGAGAGAAATACGAGCCGCATACCCGTTCTGCACACAAAAACAACTCGCATTTAAATACGGCGTTGACAAGAGCCTTATATCGCTCATCGTTCTTCGTAAGATTTGGCGTCACGTCGATTAAAGAGGCGAACATTATCGTGCCCCCTCAAGTGCCGGGTTGCCGAAACTGCGACGCGCATCTTCATGATGGCTGTCATGAAGGAACCGCATCAAGTCCTCTGTGTGCTTGTCAAGAGCGCCGCGGACTGCGCCGCCCACTTGCTGCCCGTCTGCTCCGGTCCCGACTTGCACGGATACGGTAGCGCCCTCCATGTAGTGCAGATGTGTTTCTCCTTGATATGACGGTCTAAGTATTTCTGAAATTTGCGCCTCATGCACCCGAGCTAATGCATCAGGGGATGCTGCGAATCGAGGGTCAAAGTGCTCTTTGTCGAAAGGATGAACAGGTAGACCGGGTTTCATGTGTGCGCCAGGATGCAACCCCATAGCCTCTTCGATGTCCTGAATATGGTAGAGGGCCTCAGCAATCGCTACGAGTCCTGCCAGCGCCACGACTACCCACCCCAGCGGGTTCGCAGCGAAGACTAGGGCCATTGCCTCACCGGCAGTCGTCGCGCCCGCTGTGACCAACTCAAAGCCAAACATGGCATCGCGCATCATGCCAATAAGAGCAGTCACTCCAGAAATGCGCGATGCAAGTTGAATGAAAGGCAGAACGAGCTTGCCGACACCGACAATGCCCGCGAACGTGATAAGGCCGGCCGACGCAAGAGCCAGGTCTCCGGCAATGTTCGTGAGCGTCGGGTGAAGCTTAGAGAACTCAGTGATGCCAACGGCTGTACCTTTGAGCGCTTCCGATATGCCGTCGATTTGCGGCTTGAGTCCTGATCCCAATGCTACCCGTAGATTCGTCGCCGAGTCGGCCAGTTCCTTCCACCCCGAGGATGTGAGTTCATTGACCTTTTGCGCATCCTTTGCAGATTCCCCGGCATCGTTGTTGAACCTCGTCAGGATGCCGTTCATGTCGCCCATGTTCTGCACCAGCAGGCCGAGGGCGTCGTTCTGGCCCTTCATCTGGTTCACGAGAGCCGAGCGTTGCGCACTGGGCAGGTTGGCAATCTGCTGCAGGGTTGCAATCAGGTCGAGGTGCTTCTCTTTCGTGCGCTGGATGTGCAGGCCATACCGGGCGAGTTCGTTGGTCCCGTTCTTGTTCGATTCGGTGAGCTTGTCGATGATGCCCTTGACTACGATTGCGGCACCGGCGCGGCCGCCCTGTCCAAGCTTGCTCAGTTCCGCCCAAACCGTGAAGAGTTGGTCCACATCGACGTGAGTCTTGCCGGCTACCTGCCCCAACTGCCGCAAGTCCCGTTCCATGTTGCCAACCGGGGCGTCGGACTTCAGGAACCCCGCGCGCAACAGCGCTAGGTTGTCAGACAGTTTCTCAAGAGACTCGTTCGTGTCCATGCCCTTGATTTTGAGGTTCGCGAAGGCTGAGCCGAGGATGTTTGATCCTGTCGTTGCATCCACCCGCAAGGCCGTTGCGAGTTGCGTGGCGATCTCCGTAGCCTTCAGTGTGGCACCCACATCCCCGAGCTTCTTGTACATGTTCTCTTGGGCTGTGGTGATGTCCTCCGCGGACTTCGGGAACTTGATGGAAAGCTCTTCCGCTTGCTCCTGAAACTGCTTCAGAGCCTCTGCGCTGTCGTTCGTGACCATGCGCAGACCAACCTGGGCATCCTCAAAGGCAGACGCGGGCTCGATAATGCCCTTCAGCATCTCGTAGCCCGCTCCGATCTCTAACGCCGAATACCAGATGCCGTGGAGGCTGTCCGAGAACGCTTCAAAGCTCTCGCTCACCTTCTTCAGCGGCTCTGTGGCCTCATCGCGGAGTTGGACGAGAACCTTCAGGATGGATGTTTGATCGTCTTCGCTCAAGGTTTCCTCCGCTTCGGGATGCGCTTCTCAACTGCCCGGCTGTACTGTTGTAGAACTAGATACCACCCTACCAAATCGCCTATTGACATGGCATCGATGGATTCAGGACTGACCCCTTCATGCACCATCGCTCCCAGTGCCTCCATGGTTAGGACGACTGGTCTGTTGCCGCGTCCTGAGCGGGTTTCGGCGCGTCCTGATCCGTTTTCAGGACACTCGAAATCCTCTGGAGCAAAGGGCGCAATACCTGAGAGACCTCGGCGCGAAACACCATCGCATCGTCGAAGTCCATCTCGTCCACGTCTTCCATGCGGATGCGTTTGCCATCCACGAGGGAAAGCCGGGAAGCCAGAGCGTCCTGAATCTTGATGCTGTCTGCGTTTTCGCCGGCGACCGTAGCGGCCAGGCGCTGGTCACGGCCTGTGCCTTTCAGCAAGATAACGTGCTTGCCGGAGGGAAGGTCAAACTCGCGGCGAATCTGTTCGGGGGAGGGGGTTGTATCGGAAGTCAGTACGATGGGTCCTGTTGCCATTTAAATCACCTCACGCCAGTGCTTGGCTATGGTTGTGGTTCGGCCTCTACGTCCCTTGCGAGATGTTGAGCCGAACATTGAAAGTGTTGCCGTCAGTAACGAAGCCGATGAACCCGCTTGATACCGCCGTCAGAAACTCAGCAGGTGCGCCGGGCAAGATCGCGAGTCCCGTCTGGGGAGTGACCGCAACAGGACTCGATGCGCCCAGTGCGACATACACAGGCTCGGCTCCCACATTGGCAAGACGCAGCGTTGCGCCTGTGCCTGGATTGGCGATCGTCTGCGCTATTCCGCTTGCTACGACTTGCTGTGAAGCGGATGGTGCATATCCATTGGCCGCCACTTATCAACCTCCGATGTTTGCGCGGTAACCGGCTAACTGGTCAACGCCGTTCACGACGTACTGATTCGAGAAGGCGTCAAACAGGTAAATCTGAGTCCCGCCGACGCTCAGATCGACGTGGTAAACGTCAAAACTGGACGTGAACTCCACCAGCTCCTGAGACTTGAAATCAATGTCGCCTACATCGAACGGCACGCCGTTGAAGTTGTAGATGACAGGACTCTCGGAAATCTCTCCCGATGCGGAGAGTGTCTGTAAGTCGCCGAGGCAACTGATAGAGCAGGTTTGGCTGGAGAGCGCCACTTGGCTGATGGTGTCAGGATCAAACGAAGACCACTTGATGGTGGACTCCATCATGTCCCAGCCGGTCGGGATCTTGATGCGCGCGGCCATGCCGAGGCCCTTGTAGTCTGTCCTGATGCGCTTGGGTTGCGGAATCTTTACTTCCGCGGCGCGCCCGAGGAGTTCGACACCGTTGAGATAGACATTGCAGTTACTCAGCGAATTAATCACGAGGTTTGCCACGGTGCGCTCCTTATGCGGTCACGTTGACGTTGCTGGTTGTGCTGGTGCTCGTTACCGATGCCCCAAGGTTTGCAAGCAGGCTGGTGTTGATCGAGAAGTTGTAGATGATCTGCTCGGCCGGCGGCGGCGGCATCACGCTGACTTCAAAAGTGAGTTGGCCATTCGCCAGACTCGCAGGAGGATTATCAACCGGGTTATAGGTGACCGTGCTTCCAGCAATCAATGCGCCCTGCTGGATGAGCGAGTTGATAAACCCATTCACGCTCTGCAAGATC